TATGCACTGAATCAGATTATGAGGCTTTCGATGCCAGTCAAGATCAGTACATCATGGCTTTTGAGTTGTGCCTCATGCGTTACCTGGGCCTGCCTAACGATCTCATTGAGGATTACAGATACATAAAGACACATCTAGGGTCTAAGTTGGGCAATTTCTCCATCATGAGATTTTCAGGCGAGGCGAGTACGTTCCTCTTCAACACAATGGCCAACATGCTTTTCACATTTTTACAGTACAAGCTTAAAGGGGATGAGCGCATCTGTTTTGCGGGAGATGATATGTGCTCTAACAAGAAGTTGCACAAGTCCACCGAGCATTCGGGTTTCTTGAGCAAGCTCAAGTTGAAGGCGAAGGTTTGTCATACCAATAGCCCTACTTTCTGTGGCTGGAATCTCTGTCCGGATGGTATTTTTAAGAAGCCGCAATTGGTCTTAGAGAGGATGTGTATTGCCAAGGAGACTAACAATCTGGTCAACTGCATTGACAATTACGCCATTGAGGTTTCTTATGCATATCTCATGGGAGAGCGAGCACGCGAGCGCATGAGCGAGGAGGAGGTGGATGCTTTTTACAACTGCGTGCGCATTATTGTTAAGAACAAGCATCTGCTCAAGTCGGATGTGCGGCTGATCTACGAGACGAGCATTGATTGATAGCTTAGGTATTAGCTGTAGGATTGTAGATGGATGTGTTAGTTAAATATTTAGATAAGTATAATTTCAAGCGTGTTCGTAGTGACCTTAGCATTCCAGTAGTCGTTCATTCTGTACCGGGCGCAGGCAAGTCTAGCGTTATTAGAGATATCATTCGAGCTGATAGGCGCTTTGAGGCGTGCACTTATGGTAAAGCGGACCAGCCTCACATAACAGGCAAGTGGATTCATAGCGCATCTGGTTTCGCCACATCTTGCAGCTTCACCTTGGTTGATGAGTACCTTGAGGCGGTTGAGCCTCTTAAAGCTTTCGCACTTTTCGCAGACCCAATACAAGGGGGTCCAGGCAAGGTTCTGAATCCACACTTTGTTAAGACTGAGAGCCATCGATTCGGTAAGTGTACAGCTCAGTTGCTGCGTGAGTTGAACTTCGATATCACAGCTGAGGGTGAGGATATTGTGCAGATCAGGGGCATCTACGAGGTAGATCCGCGTGACACCATCATTTTCTTTGAGAGAGAAGTAGGCAATTTGCTTAGCGCTCACGGTCTATCGTGTTACTGCATTGACGAAGTACGTGGTCAAACTTTCGAGAGTGTTACTTTTGCAACTTCAGAGAGCAAGCCGATTCTTGATCCAGCGCGGGCATTTCAGTGCTTAACGAGGCATAGAAAATCATTGCTGATCCTCAATCCCGATGCCACTTACTCCGCCGCCTAATTATACCCAGACGTATCTTGCGGCAGCTCTAGGCCTTTCTGCAGCGGTGCTCATCGGACTTTTGACTCGCGCCACTCTTCCACACGTTGGTGATTTGCAGCATAGCTTGCCACACGGGGGAAAGTACAGGGACGGGACCAAGTCGGTGGACTATTGCTCCCCAAAGAAATTAAATTCCGTGGAACAGGGAACATTCGGGAGGTGGCTCGTTTGGCCATTGGTCATATCGCTAGTTTGCATCATTTTGCTGAGAAGTATCCGTCCTTCAGGTTGCGTCACATGTGGGGCACGACACTGAACTTCTGTTTGGGACTTCTAACTTTCGCGATAACGCTCTACCTCATCTATCCGACGGATGTTCGGCAGTGTACTATAATCTTGACTGGGGAGTCCATAAGGTTGATTGGTTGTGATTTGACGCCAGAGCACATAACTGCTGTTGCGAATCTTAAGGTCCTTAGTGCGCCTTTAGGTGTACAGGCTTGTAATTGATCTACAAGGCTAAGTGTGATTTGAGGGAAGAAATATGCCGCCAAAAGAGAACCCTATTCTGGCAAGACAAGGTGAGGGGTCAACTACTGGGACCGGGGA